AAAATAATAATTAGAAAAGAGGTGAGATTAATGGAAACACAAGTTTTTACTTTCGATTTAAGCAAAATAGCAACAATGATCAGTTGGAGTGATTTTTATAGACAGGCTGGTATTGACGATTTCATTGAAAAACAAAAAGAAATATTAAAAGACGAAGGCTTGAAGCCTTGGTTTAGAGTTACAAATCTTTATATGAATAAAAACGATGAACAAAAATTACTTGAAATTCAACAAAAGACTTGGAAGGAAAATAACATTCATTTTAAGAAAAAATTAGAAAGATATGTTATTACATCAAAGAGAAAGACGCCTTTAAAAAATAATCCTTTATCGGTGCAAAGAAGTTTCTCTTGGGATACTTTATCTTATGGTCCTAATGTTACTTCTAAAAAAGTGAACGAAGGTGAAATCATATTAGAGTGGGAAAAAGTCAATATTAACCAACCAATATATTAAGGTCTTGAAAAAGACCTTTTTATTTTTGTCTTAAATTATTTGCACAAAATTTACACAAATGTAATTTTTATGTAAAATAAAAAAAGATCCCGAAGGATCTTTATTATTAAAGATTTGCTTAAAGGTGAAATCTCCTTACGCCACAAGCACATTTATGACTTGACATTTTGATACCATAGTCTCATAGTATCGTCGTTATAAGGTTGAACGAAAACCCTTTATAGTCATAAATAAGGCGACACGACTTTTAGTCGACAGACTATATTATAAATGAACTGTAAACAGTTCTCGTCATATTTATAATCATCATCTGGGTATTTACCGATTTTACGGCGACTTTTATAGATTGAGCCAGTCTAACTTAACTTGTATTTATAACCTTTGGAATTAAAGTAAATCCCACTTATAATTGTTATTTAGATGCTTATAAGCACCATTTGAAAGTTTTAAATCGAGATTGCGTTTTAAATATGCACGAGTTCTTTTATTATATAATTGTCTAGTTCTAGCATTATTACAAGAATAACGGATATAACGACCTTTTTTGTCGTCAAAATAAGCACCAGCAATATAATTAGAACCCATTGCAATTTTCTTTAAACGTCTTTGAGTTTCACGATTTCTATAATACATTAACATCACCCAGTCAGGCTTCAACTGACTTACAAGTGACCAATTAGTTTAATCATAAACATCACCTCGAATAAATTATTATACTAAAATTAAGAGATTATTTAAACAACAATAAATTTCTGATGTATTTCTTTAGTTATATTATATCATCACATTTTATCTAAATCAATATTAAAAATAAAAAAAGAGGTTTTTAGCCTCTTTTAATATCTTTCACGAGCATCATCTAAACATGAAAAATAATAACCGAAATCAGATCTGTGAATGTAATAATAACCATCACAGTTTAAATCCTTCTTAAAAGCATCAAAGTCATCGGGATCATAAGTATGACCACAGTCGAAACCGTCGTTAGCGATTTGTCTGATGTATTTAAGAGTTCCTTTCTTTCTTTTTTTATGTCTTAATTTAGGCATAATATCAACTCCTTTCAATAATAAAATATATTTTTATTACACTATTATTATAACATAAATCGTCTTCAATATAAACAAAAAAATCCAGAAAACTGGATTTTTAAGTTCCAACACTTTATCAAAGAATGGTAGCAGAACACCAGGGGAATATTTATTTTGGTTAGTCCGTTAACCCACGGCACTCAATAAGAATTTGTGCTGTCCTACGTTATAGTAGTTTCCCAACCTACACTTATATTATACCACAAATTAAAAATTTTTGTACAAGGAGAAAGGTCTCTGCTTCTTTTTGATATTGGGGCTAATAATGGTATAATTATTATAGTATGAAATTATATTTTATACGGAGATATTAGCCAGAAAGGAGATCATAGATATGGCAAAAAATATTATAGGAATTGTTAAGGTTCGCAATTCATTAAAAAATGAACCTAATTTAGAAGTAGTTAACGCTTCAAACATTCGTATCAACGGTGTTTTAAAAGGATGTAGTGGATTCGTCGTAAATAAGGACACTAATAAGTGTGTTTACTTTACTACTGAACACAGCGTTCTTGACAGTTTAGGATTTATGTATCGTGAAGCATTTGATACAAAATCTTATGGTGGAACTGGAACAGGTCCTAACACTTGGGAAAAGAGTTTTGATGGTTTAATTGCATCTATTGTAAAAACATTAAACAACCCTAAAATTCATTTTAATGAACAAAAAGAATGGAGATGGTCTTAATATGGGATGTTTTAGTTTTATGTTTGCTAATAAACCAAATCGTAATTTAAGATATGGTGAGAAAGCACATTTATTGCTTCCTGATGGAAGACACATCACAACAAACAGTTATGACTGTTATGGACATTTTGGAAATGACGATGTTTATGAAAAGATGTTCTGGTTCAATAGAGATTGGATTGTTAAAAATGTTAAAAAGCAAGACATCATTGATAAAATGATGTGGAAGAATGCGACAAAATTTCAACGTATTCTTGATGACGTATATTCTTTTGAAGGAACTGAAGAAGAATTTTATGACGAATATGGTGATGAAGTTTTTGATGTTTTAAGAGACATAATGATTTATGTTAATTTCAATGTTAAAAATCACCCATATCCAATTAAAATTGTCGACGACACTTGTAAAGTGTTAGACTATTCTTTATATCCTGCATCAAAAGATGATCCTGATCAAGGTTGTGAACCTTATGAGGAAGATGCAGAAGTTCCTTATGAAAGGGACGAATATTAGTCAAAAAAAAGACTCTCGAAAGAGAGCCTTTTTGTTTATATTAAAATTCAAAATCTTTACTTATTCTAAAACCGATTCGTTTATATTCTTCATAGACAGGTCTCCAAAGATACAAACATTGTTTATATTCATTAGGAAGAATTTCTTTCATTATTAATAACTGTTTTTCTATGTCTCTGGCGAAAGGACAGCCCTTACAACCAGTTCTTTTGAAGTTATATGGAGGATAGTATAATTTACAAATCTCTAAACTATTACGTTTAATAAATTCTTCTTCCCATTCATCAGAAACAACTAGCAGAGGATGGAACTTTTTTAAGTTTTTACTCTTGTCAAAGACAACACAACTCTTTTCAGCACGAGTGCCACCTTCGTCCTTCCTGATACCAGTTAGATTTATGGTTCTACCACTTGACTTTGCATAGTCTTCACTTGGAGTTTCTTTAAACTTTATACAACAATAATAGTCAATCTTTAATTTATTTTCAGGAGTAAATTGATAAACTAAAGACTTAGGACACTTATATTTTGTGGTTTTATTTGGATCAATGAAATTCTTGACGTAATCAGTAAGTCCATTACGACGATAAATTCCGACCATCTTAGCATAAGGTTTAGACTTAAATGGATAACCGTATGTTTCTAATGTTTGCTTAATATTTAGACGATTATTTATGATTATAATTCTATCGTCTTTTTGTGCTAAGCCTTTGACGAATTTAACCATTTCGACAAATTCAATTCCTGTGTTAATAAATACTCTTGGAATTTTGTTATCAGGAATGGCTAAGTCGATTAATTTAGACAATACACAACTGTCTTTACCACCACTAAATGCTATGTAGCCTTTATTTTTAAGGTCGTATTGTTCGTCTATCGCCTTAATTTTGGCGATACGGTCTTCTAACATCATTTCATAATCAAATATATTATCCATTGTTGTCTTCCTCCTCTTTTTCAAGTCTAAATCCGATACGTCTATATTCGTCGTAAACTGGCTTCCATAAAATTTGACATGCTTTATATTCATTAGGCAAATACTTTTTCATAGTTTCTAAGTCCTTTTGTAATTCTAAATTGTAAGGACATCCTTTGCATCCTGTTCTTTTAAAGTTATAAGGTGGATAATAAAGGTCGCATAGACGCAAGTTGAAACGTTTTATGAACTCGACTTCAAATTCGTCAGAAATAACTATTAAAGGGTTAAACGTTTTTAATTTGCCTCCCTTAACGCTCACGCAACTAGCACTTCGACGATTTCCTCCTTCGTCTTTACGGATACCTGTAATTTTAATTTTTAAATTATGAGTTTTAGAATAACTATGAATTAAGTCCTTCTTTAATTTGTAGCAACACTTGTTAGAATAGTTAAATTCTCCTTTGTGTTCAAATTGGTATAAAAGACTTTTAGGACATTTGAATGAGGTTTCTTTTTGATTATTGGCATCATAACCAGTAATATACTTAGAAATATAATTCGCAGTTGAACCTTTATTGAAATATTCTACTCTTAGGGAATGTTCCTTAGATTTAAAAGGATAACCATACTTTTCAAGTGTTTGTTTGATGTTTCTTGTTTGATTTATAATGACAAATCTATCGTCTTTCTCTGCAAGAGATTTTACATACTTTATCATTATACCGTATTCAATACCCGTATTACCGTAAATTCTAGGTATCTTATTGTCAGGTAAAGCAAGATCAAATAACTTGTGAAGTATTAGACTGTCTTTTCCACCACTAAAAGAAATAAAAGCATTGTGTCTTAAATCATATTGTTCATCTATGGCTTTTATTTTCGCTATTCTGTCTTCTAGTTCAAGGTCGAATTGGCTAATCATCAATCTTACCTCCTAACTTGATTATATGTTCTTTTTGCTTATTCATATATTCATTAAGACAGTTTTCAAAGTCTTCATAGTTTTCAATAGGAATTTCTACTTTTACTTCGTCCATTCCTCCACGACCATCTCCTGTTCTATCTGACATTTTGACAAATGTTATTTTGACATTTTTAATATATTCAAGACTGCCACACTCTCTAAATGCATCTTTCATTTTTCTCTTTATAGAATAATATTCTTCGGTTGCACCTTCGAGTTTGCATCGTCTTTCTCTTTCTGCTTCATATTTGCTCTCTAATTCTTCAAATTCTTCATCTGTCATAGTTTTTCCTTTTAATAATTGGTTTATGCTCATATTCCTTCACCTCTTCGTTTAACCTCTTCGACTGTCATAACGACGTCTTCTTCAGTAAATTCTTTAAACATACGTTTTAAATCTTTTGTCTTAAAGTCGAAAGTAAACTTTATTGCTTTTTCTTCTATTGCTTCACCTTCGTCTCCGACATATTTTACATTATAATAATAAATTTCTTGATTTTCAAATTCAAACTTTTCAACAAGTTCTTCTTTATAATGATTTTCTTTAAAATAATTTCTTTGTAAATCGTTTACATAAAATGTTCTAATATGTATACTTGAAATAATCCACTGCATAACTAGAAAACTAATAACAATCATTATAAGCACTGCAAGAAATCCAATAGCGTCATATTGATATTTTTTAGAATTCATATAAAACACCTCCTGCCTACTGTTTCAAAAAAATCGTCAATATGAGTTTTGATGTATTTTTTAGTTTCGGCTAAAGTTTTGAATGTTAAGTGTTCTGGAATACTGGTATTACACAATATACCTGGATCTTCAGTATGTACTAAATACCATATTTTTTCTTCATATTTCCGTATTTCCATTATTTTACCATAATAAATATAATGTCCATATTCACGGTTTTTATCTGGAACTATATATACATGTTCTCCTATATGGTATTTATTTTCTATCACTTCAATCTTTGTATCATTATACAAAGCATCAATAAGTTCTCCACTTTTTTTATAAACAAATACGCCGTTTCTTCTACGAATAAACTTAACGTCATTCCCGTATTTTTCATTTATAAAGAATTGTATTTGATCTTTAGTACAATAGTCAATTCTTTTTGGGTTTTCTTTTTCTCTGCATTTATTGGTGTTTTCTAATTCTTTAAAATCCATATTAAATCGCCTCTTTCTTTATATACAAGTTAGCAGGTCTAAAACCAGAAATTGTTGTTTCATCTGTCTTTTCGACGTATTTTGAAATATCACGTCTGAAATTAGATGTCGTTAATTCTTGTCCTAATGTCTCTTCAAAGGCGTTTTGAAGTTCATATAAGGTAAATTTATCAGACACTAAATCAAACGGCAAATAAGCGTCAATTTTAACATCATTACGAAGTCTTAAAATATTAAACAAAATAATTTTTGCATGATCAAATGCTAATCGCCCATCATCAAAAAGAATAGCAAGTTGATGTGTAGTAGTTGATACAAGTGTTGTTATGATAGACACATTATCCTCATTAGTCAAAATCATTTGATAACCGTTGTTTTCAACTTTTTCTAAATTGATATTGAACCATTTAGTGTTCCATCTGTCTTTAGGTAAATTCTCTAAATTAGAGTTTGTAGGAGAAATTAAAGAACGGAACGAGTTAGATATAATCCAGCCTCTTGGATCACGATTTGTGTCGCTAAATACGTCAGTTAACAAAATATCATTAACACTTTCTATTCCCGTTTCTCTTTTTAATGTTTTAATTGCAGTTTCATAGACGCTTTCATTAGGAACACAGAAACCACCTGGTAATGCCCATTTATCTTTAAATGGATAATTTTCTCTTTGAACTAGTAAAACACTTAGTTTCTTTTTATTTGTCTTTTTTGAAAAGTCTGGTTGTAATGAAAAGATAACTAAGTCAGTTGTCAATGAAGGACGTTCGAAGTCTTTTATTGAATAACTATTTAAAAATTCTTTTTCACTAGACATATTATCACCTCTCTTAAATATTTTCATTTTGATTATATCTTTATTATACAATATTTTTTATATAATTTAAAGCCCTTTTTGAAATAAAAGACCGCTTTTTGCGGTCTATTTTATAAATTAGGACTGAAATAATCGATATATTTTAACTTGAATAAACTTGTCTTATGCATTCTATCAATTTTTGCCTTTTTATTTGTGTCTTCAATAAGACCTGTTCTAATATAATGTCCTTCTTCGTCATAAGTGAAACCTAGATTATCTTCGTCCTTTTTTCCGCATAAACCGTCAGCAGGATCTTTTTCACAATGTCTCTTTTTAATTTGAAGTATATAAGCCATTCTTTTAATTTCAGGCTTTGTAAGGTCTTCTAGGATTGAGAAAGCACCTGTGCCACCGTCTCCGAAGATTGTAGAATAGCCAACCCAATTTTCAGATAAATTACAAGTGTTGGCAGGAATTGCATTCTTACATTGAGCGTAGAAGTATAACGCCATCATTCTAAGTCTTGGATTGACGTTAATTCTTGCTTGCTCAGTCGCCTCAACTCCTAAATTGCCGAATTGTGTGATTACTTCTTGATTTAGGGGTAAAATGTTAAACTCTACTGCCTCAATACCCAAGTCTTCAATAATCTCATTAGAATAATCAATGTCTTCTTGAACGCCACAAGGTAATTTAATACCAATAACTCTATCCTTACCTAACGCTTTTACTAATATAGTAGCAGTAATAGTAGAATCTAATCCACCACTAATAGCAACAGCATATTTCTTATCAGAACCATAGACATTAGACCACGCTCTGACATAGTTAATCATATTGTCTAATATAATTCTTAATTCTTCGTCGGTATATTCACGTCCTGTTCTTACTCTTTTTATATAGTCTTCGTCAAACTTCTTCATTCCGTTTACTAAGACTTCTTCATAATACTTAACACTCTTTTTCTTCATAATTATCACCCTTTATTAGAAATTATTTTTATGAAGACGATTTCTAATTGTCTTTAAGTCTTCGTCTACAATCATTTGTCCGTCTTTGAATACTGGTCTTAAAAGATTGTCAGGCGTATTAGCATCTGCCCAATTATGCCCATCATCATAAGAAAGCACACCGTTTTCTTCAAACACTTTACAACATCCCTTTTGAGATTTCTTAAATCCGCCTTCTTTAGGGTTCTTGAAAATAGGATAAGGCTTACCGTTAATTTCACAATAAGTCGCCTTAATTGCCATACCGAAAGTATCACGAGTAAATGGTTGTAATGTGTCGTCTTCTTCAATACATTGGAAACTGA